CTGGACCTAGAATGATTCCAGTGTTGGGAACGGTGAACTAAAACAATCCGCATGAATACGGGTTTTAGAGAAATTGAATAATTGAAGTAGGTCAAAAATGAGAGATGAGTTAAGAGAAATTTTTATTTGTGGGTGTAACGAAAAAATTGAGAAAAAGGGAGAAAATGTTGGGCTCTCGTTTTATGCCTTTTTTAAGAATAAAAATGATAATCCAGAACTACTGATGGAAGCTGCTCAGTGGTGGATTATGCATCACAAGCTAGATCACTTTGAGAAAGCGGCTAAAGTTAGACAGCTGGTTTTAGATGAATCCTAATCCCAGATATTGCATTGCACCAGCTAAAACTTGGCTGGTCGATGAGTAGTGGAAGTTTGACTAGGGATTATTTTAGATGGGAAGGTATGTTGATTGTCGTTAACGATATTTTATAGTTAATGAATGCTAAGGATTTAAATCATTAGTTTGATTAAACTGTATGTGTGAAACAAGATGAATTACGAAAAAATACGCTATAGCCAAATAAGTACTAGAACGTATATGATTAAGGCTTTGATCCTTATATAAAAATCTCAAGATTTTGGTATAAGGCGTATAGTGTTAATTTTAGAGAAACTTAATGAGCTTAATAAGTCTAATTAAAGATCAAACAATTCAGATTGATGATCACAATTGGGGAAATAAAGAAATTAAATCTTTTGAAGGTGAAAATAAAGATGTTCATTTAGACAAAAGAACTAACTTTCCAATGGATGGAAAACTGCAACATGTAGTAATAAAAATTTCTTTAAATTCGAATAAAGGTACAGTTGTACATATTATTAAAAATAAAAATAAAAAATTAGATAAAATCCCACAACGACTTGAAAAAGAAATAAAAAATGCTTTGAGCGATATAAATATTTTAAAGCGTTTTTTCTGGGATATTGCGAATGTTATTAACAACTATGAAAGTAAACTAGATAACAGAGAAAAATGCATAGAAGTGTTTGATAGAGTTGCAAAAAACTTTGGCTTAAAATTTTCAGGCGAAGACATTTTCAAATTAGATGAATGCTTTGAAGCAACCTACAAACACCCCCAAAATAATAAAGAATACAAAATGAAACTAACTGGAAAAAGTTTAAAAATAGGTGAAAAATCAGGATCTTATAAAGATTTTTTTAATAGCGAAAGTTAAATATTAAAGTTTTTTTGCGTGTATTTAATGCTGTGTAGATGATTAGGTTATTTAATAATGAGAGAGAAAATAGAGATTGGCATATTTATACTAGTCTGCTTTATTGTTGGATGGTATTACACGTTTATCGAATCCGTTTATATCATTGATTTTAAATTATTTTTACAAAAAACCCCAGTCTATTTTTTACCAACATTAATTTTGTCTATATTGGGTATTTATATTGCTTTTAGAAATTATTGGAGAAAGTCAGGGGTTGATGTAGCCGCTAATTTCCAGATGTCTAGTGATACTTCGAATAATGATTATTATATTACTTCGATTATTCTTGTTAATAAGAAAGATAAGCCACTAATAATAAAGAACTTTTACATAAAAATTTCTGAGAATATTTTTATTAAGCTTAATAATGATAATTTTAATGAAGATGAATATATTACGTTAAAACCATATGAATGCGTTGTACATAGCTTCCCACCTCGGCTTGGATACTTTGCTAACATGCATCCAGTTGTTGGGCTTATAGATGTGCTTCATGATAGAAAAATAAAAAAACGGATTGTTCTAGATACGATAGAGGGCATTGTTGTTTGTGGTCAACTTAAGTTTTCTAATGTAATAAAACAGGCTTTAACAAACTACTATACAGCTCATATTGTTGGCCAAGGTGGTAAATTTATAGGTCAAAAGAAATGGCCTGTTGGTAATAATGTTTTATATTTTATAGAGTTAAAAACTCATGATGGTCTAGATTCTTTTTTCTCGATATCCCCTCATAAGGATGAAGTTTATTTCGACGGGCTATTATCATTTGATCATGACGTATTGTGGACCTCTCATGGAAAGGATCATGTCAAAAATGTAATTCAGGCCGCCCTTAATAGCGGTAAGTTTTCGTGGGTTAGCTTCGAAGTTCATTCTCAGCTCAAAGAGTTAGAATGGATTAATAAATATTATAAGATTGATGCTTCGAAAAAAATTGATTTGTCCGATGATAGTTATCATTTTGGATTCTTTAAATATCACATTTTGGGGCGAGTATTTAGTTTTTTCAAAGATAGAGGACTTAAAAGAAAAAATAAATTAAATAATAGAAAACAGTAAACTTTTATGGCTCTGTATTAGATGCTGCTTGGACATCAGCAACAGCCTCATACAGTTGAAATCGAATGGGCCGTGCATCCTGAAAGCAGAATGCACTACTCATAATTCACTCAGGCCACGCCTCACTCAATCGTTCGACATCAATTGAGTGGCCATCTGCTTTTTCTGCCATGCTTCGATATTCTGCTGTGCAAGTTTCGAATAACTCACTGTTGGTAATGGTATATTCAATGATGGTTTGACGGGGAGCTGTGGACAGACGTTTGTTTGCTTCACTGAGTTGCTTTGACAACCCACTAGCAGCCAAGTCAGCACTACGAGCGGCAGCATTCGCATCTTGTATTTTTTTAATCGCATTCTGTTCTACCTCAATATATTTATCTGACCAAGCCTTTTCAGTGATGGCTTTCTGTTCTTTGGCATTTGTGATTGCAACTTGATAAGACTTAACTGCCTTATCGACTTCTTGCTGTACCTTAGTTTTACAATCGGCCTTAGCCTTGCTTAAATCACCTGCCAGTGAGTTGGATTGCCATGTTTGAAATAATCCATAGATCAAAAGCACAAGGATTAAAGTCCAGCGTTTGTTATTCCAAATCCATAAAAGTAAAGGCATCAAAATTCCTCCACGCCAGGAAGGTCAACTGTTTGCCCCGCTAATCCATGATGGCAATCAGATAGGAACTGAATTTTTCCATCCGTGACAAATGAATGACATTGGCTAGGGTGTCCTTGATTTACCATTAAGCTTGGGCTAAATGTTGGTTTCTCTAAATCACCATTGAAATCCCAACGAATTTTATGTTTTGGATCAACATGAAATGGATGCAAAGTTTTACATCCAGGGCATTCAATAAAATAAATACCGTTAGACTCAAGAAGCACATTGCTCACTTTTTTAAATTCACTCATCTACTGTGCTCCCATACATTTTGAATGACGCTCAACCTGCCGAGTCCAAACGCCATAGCAATTGTTGGATCGTACAGAGCAATCACGTTTGGCCACGTACTTCCACTTGAGTAATGAATCACAAGCCTGCTTGTACTTCCCTGCTTTTAAATTGCGAAGCATCGAGGATTGATTCCAATTGGCTTGACCAAAGTTATAGGTAAAGTCGAGATATACGTCATACTCGACTTGAGATAACTTCACCCCCTGAAGAGACTTGCGAAATGGAATTTCATCTTTGGCCACATGAACTTCCGCCCACTCTTGAGCTGTTTTTCGTGTGATGGGTGGATCGGTCATTTTGATCACTTGGCCATTTGGTTTTACCGTTGACCCGATACCCTGAGTCACAACTCCCCCAGTATCTTTATATGGCTTTGCTGAATAGCCTTCGTGTATTTCTAAAGACGTAAAAAAAGCAGCCGAAGCTGCCAGTCCATACGCCAGATATTTAGTTTTTGACATCGCATTCCCCATTTCGTTTGCGCTTTTCAAGTTCGTGAATTTCTTGTTCGCGTCTGTCTTTGCGTTTTTGGAATTGCCGATTGGAGAGGAAATTCATTAAGCTGATAAGCAAGCCAGCCAAACCAATACCCACACCAATTAAAAAACCCCAATCCCATGTTGCTGCCCAGGACAAAAGCGTTACACCAGTGCCTGTATACGTTGTTACTTTTCCCGCAATTGCCGCTGAAGTTTCAGCTACCACCGCTGTTGTTTCAGACATTTCGCCCCCTAATTTTGGCAATAAAAAAGCGCTCTATTGAGCGCCATATACTTTTCTAAACTTAAACTTCGATTTGAATCACTTCACCCAATGGTGCGAGTCGCTTGATCTCACCATCAGATACAAATACGGTTGCTCCTAGGTTGTAACGTGTTGAACTGGTGACTAGATTTAATCCCGATCCACCCACCACCAACACTTTGTAATTGGGATGGTCCACGCTAGTAATCGTTCCTACAAACTCTGCAGCAGTAGGAAGTAAATCAATTAAACGCTGTAATGCATTACTCACGATTGACACGCTCCACTTTCACGGTTTGATTGACCAGCGCATGACTAAACGAAACACTGACACTATCTACAATGCCCCACCATTCCGCATTAAAGGCAAGCACTTCTCCTGGTACACATTCACCCACTTCAGGCGAGATCGGCATACTGTAGGTATGAGTTTCGACCATTCCTGCTTTGGCAAGTTTGGCTTTGCCATAGGCCTTCATGCTGACATAGTTGAACAACGGATTGTTTTCAGGTTGAAGTAGAATATCAGCACTAGTGCCAGTACGTTTTACCTGAGCTGGTGGTCCTTTACGGTCATTTGTCAGCGTAATGCCGTTGTAATCAGGATAGATCTGATAATCAGTCGATTGACTCACCACCGCAGACTCAGGCAGCATGCGATCATACTCAGCGATCGATAGCACATCCCAGAAGGTCTTTTTATACAGCGGTTTAATGGTCAGCGTATTGCTACCCTTTTCGCTATAAATAAACCCACCACCGCTTTCAACCACCATCTTGATGGCATCTATCGGTGCTAAATTGGAATAGCTCAAACATTCACGTTCAACGATCCAGCCTAGTGCATCGATCAACCGCCAATTGAGTACTGTATCGCTAAACACGCGATCCAGTTCCGCTTGGCACAACTGGACTGAGGTTCGATCATTCTCTTGTAGGAATGAGCGTAAAGGCGCTGTCGGCGCAGCAAGCAGTGCGGTTTGACTTCGACCAATCAAGGTATAGGTGTCTTGGGCAAACTTACGAGAACGTCGACGGTTCTCAAGCAACATTTGATGCTCGGTACCATTCACTATAATTCTTAAAATCACAGGTTGGCCATTGATCGGTTCAAGTTTGCCAATCTGGGATGCCGGTACAGTCAAACTATAGGACCAACACCAGCAGCTACGATCGGTACTATAATTCCCGTCATAAACTTCAATCTCTACGCCATTGTCTAGGCGTGTCACAGATAAACTATTCAATATGTACCACCAATTACGATTTGGTATGCCAGGGATGCAATCATCCGCACCAAAGTTGAGTTCAACATTGTGCACATCAGGTTCATCACATAAGCACACAAACTCGAGATCCCCTGTGCCTTCATATTGAGGAATTTCAGGCTCTGGCCATGATTCAATCGGATGCTTGCGATAATGAATAGATTTGGCTTTATCCCAAGGGATCTCATCTTGTGTGACCAGCTCCAATCCTTTGTCCCAATCAAAGCTAAAGCGCTTTTCAAACACATGCGCGACCTGATGTGAATACGAGATATTGCGGCGTTTACGGATCATCTCCTGATGAGTCAATTCACGGTTTAATCGAAGCTTGATCGATTCATCGAAATACAAATCACGCGCAATCCGAATCTTCAGGTTTTCTTGCCAACGTACACTTTGGTTGCGACTAAGCCTCATACCCTGGTCAAACGCCGCATGGATGGATTCAGATAACGTCCGTCCACGCTGAAACCCAAGGTCATTGCCATGATTGAGCACCAATCCACGGTCGTAAAAAAAGGTGTCATTTGACACCCTGAGGACTGGTTTCGCCCATGGTATTTCCGTTGATCCCAGCTGAGTGATTGCACGCTCAAAGACAGCACTGAATCTCAGCTCAACACCGAGCTGATGGTTGATGTCAAACAAGGCTTCAAAGGCGGGATTGAATGGTGTATTGATCACTGCATCGAGGGAGCAATATGCATTAATCCCCACCACGTTCAGCTCAGGGATAAATCCTGTATTGATAGTGGCTTCAAGCTGTGCCGTTTGCCCTGATACGGCATGAAACTCCGCATGAAATGAAACATTGATTTCAGCTTCAAGCACATTGAAATCAAAACTCAGCGCCTGAAACAAAGCCAAAAATGAGGTATCAATCGTGGCTTCAAGTGATGCAAGGTTTTGTTCATCCGCACCAAAGTTAAGTTCGGCAGATCCCGTTACAATGTCTTTAAAATTGAGATTTACATGATGTGCATCAGGTGGAATATAGTTCGCCACATGTCCACCTCTTTTATGTAGATGGTTTGAGGATCAAGGAGTTCATCATTAAAGTGCTACCTAAGACCAGTTCAGGATTGGCCAGTTCTATATCCGTACCGACCATAAAGTCTGCTACAGCCTCACCTGCGCCATTCAGCAAGCGTGCCCATGTTGCAACACCTGCTTTCGTTACCGTTGCAGCATCTGTTTGATTCAGCTCGATACTGTCTGCGTGTAAGGCTTTAAAACATGGTTTAGGTAAAGTCAGGATCACCAGTTTCGCTGCGTTATTGGCTGCCACTGAGACCGAAGCAGGTTTTGCATCATCATAAAAAATAAAGGAAGCATTTGCGCTTCCTTGATCGAGGTATGTGGCTAGTGCTTGGAGTTGCGCAAGACTGGCTTTGAGTGAAGGTTGGATCATTTCGGCACCACATTATCTTGAATAACTGCGTTGTATTGACTTTGTGGATGGTGGGCCACAATGAAGAAGTTTGTTTTAGTTAGATGATCAAACTCGTAATTCCCATTCTTATCTGTTTGAATGTCCGCTATAAGTCGCCCAGACAGTTTTTCAAAGAGTCTGACTCTACATGGAATCGGAGTATTTTTTTCAGAGACTTTGCCTTTAATCGATAGCCCTTTATCGCTAGTCAGAATTGAATCATTGTTTGGGCAGACTGCCTGAATGACATTGAGGTTTAGTAACATGCTATTCCCCTATTTTAAGTACAATCTGCCCGATACCGGCAGAGGTGCTTGCGCCAATATTGACAGCAATATATGCATTTCCATTGCGCTCAATGATTTGATAATTTGCATACGGTTTATCTTGAAACAACCAGTAAAGATTGGGTATTTCACCTCTTAGTACCGTTTCGTTAATAAATACAGGTGCAAACACAGCAACACTGGTAAGAGAATATGGCCCAATATAATCACTCAATCCAGATTGAATTGAGCCGGTTACACCAAGCGATATATTACTCCCAGTAAAATATTGAGCCGATTGTGTATACCCTCTTTGTAGTAATATTTTTTGCTCAGTAGTGTTATTACCTGACAACGGTGTATATCTTTGCTTGGGTTGAGTATTGTTAGCAACACTATCGTTTAAAGTTGCAGATAGAAAATTACGCGCAGAATCACTATTTAACAAGGATTTAAAACAACCAAAGCCATAAGGCAAGGCTGTTGTGTTTGAGGGTGTAGCAGTGGGTAAAATATAAAAATAATCAGTATTTCCAACCAATATCCATGATCTGCTCCCTGATACGGGTATATCTGTGTCTGTACCCTGTGAAGTTCCAAACGCTCGGTTGTGCGCATAATACCAACGTGCCCAACCATTAATTGCAGCTGCTCCACTCCCCGTCCCAACCCAATTACGTTCAGGAATTGTTGAATTAAATGGCGCTTGTACCCCAAGCATTGTATTGATGTCTGCCATATCCTCAACAATGCCCACCTTGGCAAATTTGGCATATGTTGCTGTATAAACAGGATCAAGCTCATCAACCACTCGTAGAAATGGTCGACTGGGCAGCAAAACATTCTTAGATCGATAAGCGGCTTTCCCGCCTCCAGCCTCATTCGTACTACTGAACGGCTTTTCCCAGCCTAATGGCGGCAAAAATGCAATGATTGTCCCTGTGGTTGTTGTTACACTTGGTATGTTTGCTAGTTGAAAGGTCACACTCGTGGCATTCGGCACCGTTAAAATGCGATGCTCTCCATTATATTCAGCTTGATTCGCACCGGTGATTTTAAATACCTGGTATTGCATTAAGTTGTGAGCAGTACTAAATACGGCTGTGACCATGGTGCCAACGGCTGTCAGTGTAGACACTGGCCCTAGACTGATCCCATTGACTAAACACGCATCCAAAACACCAATCATCGAACCATAAGCATTTTGCAGCTGTGGCGCGTTGTTGTTGCTATGTACGAAAAACTTAATATCTGTACTTGCGACCATTATGATTACCCATAAAAAAGACCGCCGAAGCGGTCATATTTGAATTAAAGATTATGCAACTCGGTCAATATCACCGCGCAGCATGATTTGGAATGAATCAGACAACACTGTAGGTTCAGACTGCTTCACTGTGCGAATCACCCAGATCGGATGATTGCCTGCAATGGTGTTAAAACGCAGCACGTTACCACTCGCCCAACCATTACCCCAACCTTCCTTTTTAATGGTGAAGTATGGTGCATTGGTCACTGGATTCATGGGTGAACAATCATCCGTCGTCACACCCGTTCCAATCTGGCCAGAAGTTTCACCAATGATTCGGAAAGAGGTATTGCCTGTGAAGACTAATGCCCAACGCTCCTGAATATTGCCCTGATTGGTGACAGCAATCGGATACAGTGTGTCGTTGTAATTGGCTGAGATGGCTGCACCCACTGCCTCGTCCTTCCAAATACTATCCCACGACGATTGCACAAACTTACGGGTATAACGCGCCTGCATATCACCAATCACCAGTGCTGAGCCGACTATGGTGTGAGCAGGATCATAGTTGTGCGTCAAAGGCTTGGTGAAAGTCACTTGACCATTGATTTTGACATCACGGACTAAACCCATATCTTGGTAGCGATACTTGGCTGTCAGTGGTCCAGTGAGATTGCCCAAAGCAAAATCACCGCTTAAAGTCACTTTGCCGTAGTCATAATCAACCACGTACAGATCAAATGGAATTTTAATACCATCCGCATCTTCAAGTTCACACCAAGAGATCCGTGCATCATTCAATGGGTAGGTTTGGCCAGCAATATAATCAGGTAATTCCTGCGACTTACTTGCACTCACGATCCCAATCTCTCCTGATCGGAAAATCGGTACCCGACCATCGATCGGTAAACGCACTGCAGACAAGCCCAACAACTCAGCATCAATCGGGATATAGCTATAACCGACTGCGCTGTATTTGATGGTTTCAGGCAGGACCATAATCGGCTTGTGAATCCACTGCTTGCCATCCTTGCTATATTCCAGCTCAGCTACATACCAATCCTGCGCCATAATTTCAGCACGGTTGGCAGAAGTCACTTCAATCTTTTGACGAAAAACAAACTGACCATAGCCCTGATCAAAGTTAAAGAAACCATCACACTCTGCTGTATCAATGGTACCTGAGCCATCAGGGGTGATATTCAATACCCCACCCTCCACCTTGGTTGCGGACAAAGTTAAGGACTGCGCCCGGATAGGAATCATCGGTGCACGGTATGAGACTTGGTTAGTCTGCACGCTTTCCAGTTGAGTCACCAAGGTCTCTAAGGTCGGATTATTCGCTCCACCTACATCCCAAGCGGATAACTCTACGGCTCCATTTCCATAATGGATCTGACCAGCTACCGTTCCTGCACCCGTGGTCACTGATGGGTTGCGGTAAAGCGATCCGAGTTTATCGACATAAGTTGAGCTGGCTAAGGTGAAGCGAACCGAACCTGCAAGAATCTGCTCAGCAAAACCTTCGGTCAAATCCGTTTTTAGCACAGAACCAATGACGGTATCCGACCACGATTGAGACGCTGAACTATCACGATACGAGATACTCACCGTCACCGAAGTCGCCACTTCATTCAGGCTTAAAGTATGCGTCTCACTGGTATTTTCATACTTAATCGTCATTCCCAGTAAGCCTGCAGCAATCGCTTCTTGAGAGGTGTTATATTTGCCATAAAACGGCTGCATAATCTTCTCGCGTTCGATCGCTTCAAGTGTGGTGCTTGGGGTGATATTCATGGTCCGAGATGAATAGTTAATGGTGCCTTGTTGCTGACCTGCACCATTGATTAAACGCCCTGTGGTGGCGTCAATCGGCATATCACGCAGCTCAACTTCACCTGAATAACCCATATACTTGACTGGTACACGGACTTTCACAGACTTGGGGATCAACGCAGCAGAACCATTATCCAATTCAATTGAGATGCTGCCACTAGTCGGTACCGCAGTCACTTGAATTGAAGACTTGGTTCCTTTCTGACCTGATACATTAAATGTGGTACCACCATTGGGTAATAAGGTCGGCATCAGCTTCGCTACACCATCCGCATAGTCAATCGTACCTGCGGCATCCCCTATGAATTGCCCTTGGCCGTTATCGCTTGCTGACTTGGCCACACCATTTAATAACCAGTTAACCGTTAAGGTACCAGCCACAATCGAGTCATTCACAGGGATTTCAACATAAGCCTTATTGATGGTTAATCCTGAACGCTCTTGGGCTGTGATCATATTGCTCCAGGTCATCAGGATTGCACTGCCGACATCAGCGAGTTCACCTGTCGTGAGCACCATAGTACCCGTATCGTAATCGATACTGCCTGAACCAAAGGATGAATCAGCACCGCGTAATTGCCCAGCACCATTGTCTCGAAGTGTGTAGACCTGATTCTGAACCAAGTACGAGACTTGCAAACTGCCCGGTGATGGCAACGGAACCAAGTTACGGATCCAGTTAAAACCGATGTTCTCCTGATTCACATAAATCAGATCAGACTCAACAGGGGCTGTCACCGCTGCTGCAGGCATAAAGTTAATCGTGAGGTTGGTAGTTCCTGTCCCCGCGCTTGCATTCCACACAATCGAGCCGTTTTGATAGTTGATAGTGCCAATGGATGTACCAGCGGCATTTTTAAGTTCACCGCCGACGTCTGTAATCGCTGAACCAAACAAAGTGAACTCTACGGATTTCGGCATGACAGACGAGCCGAGATATAAGCTCGACACAGTATTAATAGCAACATTATTGAAAGTCTTGCTTAGCACACCATTCTTGGCTTTTACCAAGGCCACAGAATCACCTGCAGCATTGATATTCACCATGGGGGTTTCAGTCTGAGCCGAGGGAACCAACTGCGTATAGACATCCTCTGCAACCACAGAATAATCACCGACTTGTGCAGCTTCTTTGAGATTGGCACTGGAGTAATACTTACCTGTATCCGCCACAATGGTATCACGAATGATGGTGGTACTCTTTTCCCCGCTATACCACTGCTTTGCAGACAGCCCCACAAAATCGGCTTTCAATGCATCACTCAGGCCATAGGTCGCAATCTTATATTCCACCTGTTTGCCGTCGACCATCACATAAGCCGTGCGTGTTGACACCTCAGTGATCCGCAGGTATTGCTCAATTTCTAAAGTTTTGCCCTCATTCGAGATCAACACAATTGATGTACCAATAGCGCTTTCTGCTTCCTGGGGAAACATGGCCACTTGTAGAGACTTCATGCCTTGCCAATGCGTGTCCAACGGTGTGCCGGCAATCTGTGCACCCTTGGCCAAGTAGTTTTCAATTCGGTTTTGTGCACTCGAACGTTCATCAGTCCAACTATCTGTACTAAATAACACGGCGGACACACTTGGATCTTGCGCATTTTGAGAGATAAATACTGTCGCACCCATTAAGGCATCGGTATCGGCTGTATCCACTGCAGCATAGATCTTTTGGATAGAAGTACGGCCCGTGGTGCGATCCATCTCAGAAATATCATTGAACAGGTTATTACTTTGCCCGTCGACAATTTCACGACCTGAGTATTTTCCCCCGCCATCATCAGCATCTGTACGAATGCGCTGTGACTCAAGGAGCTTTAAATTATGAGTTTCAATTGTCATCGCTTACCTCAATGAATCGCATGGTGACGTTAAAATAAGTATCAAGTGATGTTGCTGGAGTGCCTTTAACTGTAGAGCTTTCCAGCGCACCGTCTTTATGATTCCAAATCACATTAAACTCGCGTTGGTCGTGTGGCCATTCATACTGAAGCATGAATTTCTCCTGCAGGTTCTGCCACAAGCGAAGCGTGTTCAGATCGCTCAGTTTGATCCAACCTTTAGTTTTATTGGCTGGCTGCAATGTAATTGGACGACCTGCTTGTTTGCGCCCCTCTTGGATAATCAAGGCACCACTAATGGCATACTCCTGGTTCTGCTCGATCTCGGACCAGTTTTCATCAGACCAAAAAAAACCATCCTCAAGTTGGATGGTTTCTCCGGTCGACTTTCGTTTTAATCGCATTACGATCTTCCTTTAATTGCTTCGAGTTCTCGCATCATTTCTTCAAGAGCTGTGGCTTGATCGGGTGCCGCTGATACTGTCGTTGTCTGCCCTGTTCCCATATCAATTTTGATTTCCACACTTTGCTTTGTCTCCATACCTTCCATTGGTTGAATATCAAGACTAGTCGCGATAAGTGGAGCATCCGGCACAGCGGAAATTTGCTGAGCTGAATTACCGCCATTTGACAACAATGAAGCGTTTCCACCACCTGAACCACGAGCTTGTGATTTGGTATTCAGCTCATCGGTACGCGCTTTCATTTTGGCTTTGAAATCATCCCAATGGTCATTGGTAGCCTTTTGCTCAGCACTGATCTCGGGCTGCTCACGAGAAGTCGCCTGGCTGACTTGGCTCATAGTACGTTGAGTCTCGATTGCTGCTTGCTGGATCTCACCCAGTTTAGTAACCGTGGCTTTGCCTGTGGCGTCTAGTTGAACCTCAAGCCCTAAATAAGCAGCCTTAGCATTCGCAGCAGCAATCACTTGGGCATCGCCCGAGGCATAAGCTAAACGAATGGTTTCCTCATATGCTTGTTGCAAACCATCTTGAGTAGATGCACCACTTTTTAAAATGGTATTGAAGTCATTCAAGGCCAGATCTGCTGCAAGTTTAAGTTGCTCTTTGGTTTTAATCCCTAACCGCTCAAAAGCAGCTTCGACTGGTGATAGGCTATCGGGAATTTCTTGCACGGCGCGTTTCACAGCCTGCATTCCCATCTCAACTTGTGAGGTTGATAATTTTCCTTGTTCACCAAACAATTGAAGCTTGGCTTTTGCTGCCTCTATCTCAACTTCAGATTTTGCTGATGCTAACCATTTCTCCCACCCAATATACAATGCATTAGCAGCTTGCTCTCCCTTTAAACCCAGCGCATCAAGGCCATTAGCGTAATTGGTCAAGTGAATTTGGTTAGCAGCAAATTTTTCAGAAACTCGGTTGAGGGCAATATCAAGATCAACACCCAAAGCCTCAGCACCTTTACGTGCTTGTACGAGTGCTTTACCAGTGTTATTTGCGCCATCAGTGGCTTGGTTGAACGCTTGTACTGAAACTTTTCCAGCTTGATCCATGGTAACCATATAGCCTTTCGCTATTAGATCAGCCTGCATCACGCCATCCATGACACCTTTATTCGCAGCAATAGCAGCTTCAGCATAAGCCGTAACAGCCTTTAATTTTTCATCCTCGGTGATTTTCTTGCCATTCAACTCGGACTGCTGATTAGCAAGCATTTGGTCCAAGGTTGCTTTAGATTGAGCCAGACTTTCTGCATTTTTCTGATCTTGGGTTTTACCGATCTCATCAAGAGCTTGCACACCTTTGGATTTAAACTCTAAGGCACCATCTGAAGCTTTCTTATAGTACTCCTGAGCTTTTGTTGCCATTGCATCCATATCAGCAATAGCTTGCTGCTTAACATCCCCCCACGTGAACTTTGAAACTAGTTGCACCCATGCGGCTGCCAAATCATAAATAATTCCAACAAATAGATTTGCAGCAATTTGAATTCCTTTAAACCCATCACTAACAAAACCAATGGCAACATTGAAAGTTTGTAGAACCTTGGTGAAGCCATTCGTTTTAGAACTTGCCTCATCAATTCCGTTATTGAAATCATATAAGCCACTTAGTACATCATTTAAGACATCAAGAGTGATGACGAATGCTTCGCCCAGGGTTTCACCTAATGTTTTAATCGCTTCATAAATACTGGTTAGAGCAGTTTTTAAGGCAATGATCGTTGTTGTATCAATTCTCTTAAATTGGTCACCAACCCAAATAAAGCCTTCACCAATATCATTTAATAAGGTTTCTACAACATCCATGTTTGATGCAATCGTAACCAGCCAATCAGCAACGGTTGCACTCGCGCCATTAGACTGATCCATCTTACCAATCAGGATCTCCCAGCTAGTGGAGATACGCTGTAACGCATTGCCAATAGTTGTTGGGAACTGATCAAAGGTTTGTTGAACTGCATCCTTCTGACTGAGAAGAGCTTTATAGACACGCTCTGCGCCAAGCTCTCCATTGTCAGCCATATTCTTAAGTTCACCAGTGGTGACACCCAAACCCTTGGCTAATGCTTCTGCAACCCCAAAACCATTTTCCATCATGGAATTGTATTCTTCACCTCGAAGCGTGCCTTGCTGCATGCTCTGGATGAATTGCTGTGTAAATGCCTCACTAGCTTGTGCAGATACACCACTGATTTGAATTGCTTGATTGATGGTCTTAGTTAAATCAAGGGAACTCTGCTGAGTCATCCCCAAGTCTTTGCCCACAGCGTTCAATCTCGTGAATAAGTCACCTGTTGCACTCAAGCTTGAGTTTGTCATCAAAGCAACTTGGTGCACGCCAGCCATTGCAGACCTAAAGTCACCACCATCTTTAGTCGCAATATTGATTCTTGCAGAAAGGTTGGTGTAGGAGTCTGAAACTTGGCTTAATTCTCGTATTCCAAGCCCAACACCTAGCGTAGCCATAGCTCCAGCAAGAGCATTTACAGCAAACTTTGCACCACTCAATCCTTTCTGTGCGGTTTGTGCTGCGGTATCTGTATTCTTTAAAGAATTATTTGCCTTACCTACTTCTGTGTGAAAATCAATAAATGCTCTTTCAGCTTGTTGAACCTCTCTCTCAAGTTGATCTACTTCTTTTTGAGCAATCTCAATATCTGCAGGAGTAGCTTTTGTTTTTGAAAAGGCCTCAAGTCTAATCTTTGCTTTTTCTAAATCTGATTTTAAGAATGCCAAAGCTTTTACAGACTTATTGCCAAAATCAGTGAAGTTACTTGCAGCGCTTTTGGCATTGTCTCCAGCATCACGAATGATCTGAGTTGCACCGCTTAGTGACTTGGTTAGACCATCTGCCAATTCTTTACTTTTCTCTGGAACAATATTCCCAAGAGCAAGAGCTGTAGCAGCACTGGACTGCTTCAATTGATCTGCCTCAGTCTTAATCGTTTCAAAAACCTTTTTAGTAACGCTTTCAGATTGCTTGGCAGCAGCAACAAGCCCCTTGCTATCACCATCCATGATGAGTTTAAAAGTTAGATTTTTTGACATTGAGACCTCAAATTTTGGGCATTAAAAAGCCGACCTCGTATTGGGTCGGCTTAGGTTTTCCAGATATATGTACAAACAATTATTGTCAAGAGGATTGCTATAAATCGCCACGCTTGCATTTTTCGTAACTCCATTAGACATAAATTAGCCAATTTGATAAAATCATTCATATGAAATACTTTCCTCTTTGCTCGCACTGTGAATTGGAAAAACAAAACCCCGATGCTTCCAACATCGGGGTTTTTCTTTGGGTGTAAAAAAACCACTCCGAAGAATGGTTTGTTTGGCTCTCTCTTGTAAGTGTAGCTCTAAATAAAAAAATCGCCTTGAAGGCGGTTCCCGTTCTTAAATTAATCGATTAAATTGCATTACCACAAATATCTGTAGTTCCTGTAGGGTATGCATTTTTCATTTTACTGTGATCAGTAATCAACTCCATCGATAAAGGTTTTCCAATATTTGTTGAACTCGTAGGAACTTTATATGTTGCAGCCCCAATTTGATAAATTGCTTTTTTAATTTGACTGCTAAAGTTTCCAACATACCCCTGATTTACACCATTAATAATTAAACCGTATTGATTTGAATTTTGGTTAATATATACACCTATGTTTTGATTTGTACTGGCAGAATATGGTTTTACATCAACACTAAGTACTGTTGGATTACCACTCCCATTAGGCCCAGTCTGCATTATAAGAATTGCTCGTTTATAGTTTTGAACAGAAGTATTATTTGAGTAAGCTATAGATAAACCATGTTGCTTATTGTTCGCATCAAGTCCCATAAGTACATAAGACTGCATAACCCCTTCTGTACCAGGTAAATCATTTGGAATCACTGTTGTATCTAGCTCAAAAGCAATTATTCCATTCGAAACAAACTGTATATCGCCTGTTATTGTAGTTGCATTAGGGTCAAAATTTGAATTTATTGCCGAATAATCTAATTGAGTTGTAGTCGCTGCTATTGAGTAAGTGGCTTTTTGGTTTACTACACTTGGAAATGCAAGAGTGCCAGCATTTGTACCATTTAAATCATAATTACAAGCAGCCCAACTACTAATAGCTGTACTGCCTAAAATCATCCCCATAATTATTTTTTTCATACTATTATCCCTTTGATTATGAAGTATTAATATAGATTATATTTTATATATCATGGGATAAATCAGACGAAATGTTCTTAAAAGAAATTCTCTCTTGTCATGGATTAATTCACTACAGATGACACCTTCACATTGTATTGGTAATAACCCATGTTAAATGGTTCACCTATCGCACTGAAGTATCCAGTTTGTTTTTCCAGCTCATATTTCACCCATTAAAAAAACCTCCCGAATCAGGTTCTTGTTTATTAAATGAATTATTAAAAAAGCACCCTGAGGTGCTCTTGATTACTTACCACATTGAGAACAAACCCAACGATTTGCTACGGCTGAAGCTGGTTTGGCGATCATATGCCATAGAAGCATTAACACCCAAATAATTAACCAAATCCCTCCGGTAAAGATTGTTAAAACCAGATGCATCAACCAACTCATTTCTTTGATATTTTTTTGATGCAGAGTCTGCTTTCCGCACGACTTACAAAACATCATTTGTTGGGCTACTTTAGTTGCCATTTCAGTATTCCCCTCAACGCCCACTACGAATCGTAGTAACTTTGCCATCTTCAATTACAACAGTGAAAGTTTTACTACCATCTACATAGCTTAATTCACGCACTGAAACGTCTTTACCACCCACGTTTTTAACATAATCAAAATGTGATACTGGCTGGCCTGCGGCTGCAACGACTTCGCCATAGCTTTGGCCTTTACGAACTTGCTTACCGTTAATGCTTGCCCCTGCTAAATTCGCATTTGCTAATGTAAAAACAGACATCAAAGCAGCTGTAATTAGTAATTTTTTCATGAATTTACCCAGTTATTTATATTTAACGGCTAAATCATAACGTGCTCAAATTCACATCACAATGTGAAAATTACTGTTCTTTCTCAAGACTCTTGATGAATTCATTGAACTTCTTATTGATAGCGTTCTGCGCACGGGTTGCGATCGCCAAATTACGCATTTTAATGCGCTCAGCTTTTTGAGCCGCTTTGATGTAGTGACGGAATGAACCATAGCTCATTTGCATAATGCTTTCATGTGAGTGACCATTAGATGCCAGCAACTGAAATACATCATACCAACTGCTCTTTTTACGCGGATCCACATCGTCCCGATGTTTAGGTTTTGGCTCGGTAAAGAATGCGTCATTCACTTTGATCACGGCATCCAACAACAAGATATTGAGTTCACCCTCTTTCTTGAATAGATAGATGACCTGTTCAATGCTGTGTTGCAAACAATGGGCTATCAATTGTGTCGATTCAAATGGATGAGTATCAAAGATCATTTGTGTGGTTTCATCTTGATGATTATTCAAAAAGTCTTTGATGACCTGCGCTGCACCCGACCACTCATCAAAGTTATGCATCTGCAGCTGGTGCACCGATAGCTCTCCAACTTTGACAGGTCGATTTGAAGCCATAAAAAAATCATTCATGATGAAATCTCAAATAGTACAGGCACAAAAAAAGATGCCTAATGCATCCTGTTTAAGTGCCTGTATGTGTTTATGCTGCTTTTGGAATTTGAGTGTAGTAACCGTATAAGCCTAGTGCACCATCTTTATCTTTAGTCAGATCACCCAATGCATCACCGCTAATTTCATATGAACCAAATTCTTCATGAATTAGGCCAAAGCTCGAATCAGGTGTCTTCACTGTACGGTGCAGGGCTAAGAACACTTTGTCTTTGCTGATCTTATCAATGCCCTCAAAGAACAATGCATATTCAGCACCAAAGTCTGATGCGATCGTAGTATGTGTCACGGCGCCAGTCGTGTATCCAATAACAACCTTCGGCAAATCATCAAGAAACTCAATCGTGCCATAAACCGCATCTAGCTTATATTTCGTTGATTCAATAGGAATTGGTGTTGATGCTCCATCAGTCACTGTTGGTACAGTTAGATTAAAACCATCCAGTTTAATCTTCTGACCTTTGGTGACTGCACCTAAATCATGGTCAGCTACGGTTTTGGTCGCTACAGCTACATTTTTACCTGACAGGATATATGCCAGGTTATCAGCATCAACCTGCTCAAGTGTGCCACTGAATGAAACTGCAGTGGTGTTGTATAGCACCAAATCAGTCGTGTCATCACCTGACATTGACTCGGTATGCTCAATTTTGTCAGCCGTGATTTCCAGCGTAAAGTCAGGAATGTTGCCAAGTTCTCGCATAGCCCCCACAACACCTTCAACAATCGGGGCAAGGGAGAACTTACCGCGCAATGAAATGTACTTCTTAGCCATTCGCAGGCACCTCTTTTGTTTTTGGTTTAACTTCTGCTTTTACCTCGGGCTTGATTGCTTCAATCACACCATCCTCTAAAAGCTGTTTAATTTTTGCTTGTGGTAAATCACCCACAATTTGATCTTTCACCCATGGGCCAATCGGCTTTAGGGCTTTGTATTGCGTTTTCATAAGGTTCCTTATTCAGGTTCGGTTTGAATGAATAGCTCGGACTCTAGAACCACCGTTGAGTAGACACAGCTTTTAGAAATGTCTTCCTCGGTGTTCACATAAATCAGTGGTTCAGCACTTGATTCAGGCTCCCAGCCACTCAGTTTTTTGATGATCTTAATGGTTAGATCACCAGCCATATCGAATGCTTTAGAACCATCAGTCACCTGTGATGCTGCATGCTTACAACAAGCTGTCACTTCCCAGACCACTTTCAGCTTAAGTGCATCACCTTTACTCACCACTCCTGCACTTTTGGTACGGCGGAAATTCACTTGAATGTTGGGGGTGATTTGGGACAGTTCAGTCGTCACACCTAGATTTTTAGGGGTATAGATTTTCTTTACACCCCACTCATCCATGAACTGCTCGAGGCGTGCTACTATTTCATCTCGTACCGCATATAGATTTTCATCGCTCATCTAGCACTACATCCTCAACAATGTTTAAGAGATCCTGCTCATCATCCGACGTTAAACCCAACCACGCACGTGCAGGCATTTTCACGGTATAAGCACCAACGGTCACGGCTTGAGCAAAGTTAGATCGTGTTTGACGAACAAAACGATTACCGACGACACCGGTCTTTTGGTTCTGTCGGAAGTAAACGGAGCTTTGACGAGCTTCATGTTTGATCTCACCGCCAAAATGATGGATCGCGCCATACTCAACGTCTGTACCAACCTCAAAACCATTACTGATTGTGTTGCTGGTAATAGAGTTCATTAGACGCGATGTATCGCGAAGCGTGGTACCGCCTTGGCGCATCACCCTGACGGATAATGGCCACTTACCGTATAAGCCCTCTCCTACCTCCCACCGTTTACGGATATTGTCGACAAGTTTTGCACCCATGCGTTCATAAAGTCTGGACTGACGCTCTTCAATGTCAGCATACAAACTTAGAGCTTTAGAGATCGTTGATTCACCATCGGCACGGATTTCAATTAATGCGCCTGGCATGCATCACCTCACTTAATGCTCGGCATTTTTCCAAGGACTCCATCACCAAAAACACCACCTGTATAAGTCGTACCTATTGGGGCTGTGGATGGTTTGTTTTTAGGTGTGTCATCCACGATCTGGCTGGTTTCCACATTTTGAATTTGCAAATGTGTTTTATTAGTTGCAACCAGCTTTAAAAAGCTGACTGCATCCTCATAACGCTTACGCACTTCTTCAGTGGGTTGCTGGAAATAAAGCCGATAGCGTGCGATATCACACGCCATTCGCTCTAAGTTGCTTGGCACATTTGGCAGAGGTAAGGGATAACGACCACCGATGTAGCCGTTAATTTCTTCTGTTGCATCCTGTAAGGCATCCTGAACAGCAGTTGATGCACTTGCATGCATCAACTTCAATTCATCAATCTCACCACCAAATCGCGCAACTAGGTTTGCTTCAGTCGCATACATAGGTCACCTTATTTATCGGCAGTAGCTTTCTTGGCTTCGGTGGTGGCTTTCTTTAAAGCGGCTTCTGATGAGGCTAGTGATTTTTCCAAGCCTTCAACTTTCTTTTGAAGCTCCGCCACTTCTGCATCGGCTTTATCTTTACCCTCAATAAGGATTGCCTCGTTTGCTTTCAGCTCCGCCACTTCTGCAGCAAGGCTTGCAAGCTGAGCAGCGGTACCATCCGCCTTAGGTTGTTCTGCAGCTTTTTCTTCTTCAATAGCTCCAGATGCTAAAAGGGCCTGAAGTTGTTTATCTTCAAGCCCTTTGATTTCATCACCTGGCATAAAATGCCCGATGGATTGTTTTGCGATGTACTTTGGCATCTATGCCTCCTTAAACAATGAAACCTGTGCCGCCACATACGCCATTTTTGTTTGATGGCACTGCAAGAGGTGCTGATTCGGTCATTAAGAAAATCCCGCTTGGATCTTCGTTGTACCACTGGCGATCGAAATACTTCTGCACAGCTCCATTTGCCAGCATGTTTTTGATTTTGCACTGAGCAATAGAGCCATTGAGGTCTGAAATAGCACCGAAATAGTCATTTGGGATGAATCGCTTAACACCATCTTTTAAGCGGTATGTTGCATCAAACACCCAAAGTTCTTTATCGTCCAAATGACCTTTAAATGACGCGCCTTCCTGAACATTTAAGCTAGGTTTGTATGGGACCGAAATTCCTGCATATGGCTTAATGAAGCGCTCTTTAAATTCTTCATTTGCAAATAAAGCCGCCCAAACCTTTCCTGACATCAGATAAGCCTTTGAACTCCCCCCATTAGCATCTAATAAGCGAGTTTCAATCGTTTCAATGTCCGTTACAGGCTTAGCACCCGCTTGGTTCCAAGGGGTTAATGGTGTAAATGTGAGTGATGCATCTCGCTCGTAATCCACCAAGTTATATTCATAGTCATCTGATTGAAGAATATACTTACCTTTGAGTAAGAGCTCGGTCGCCATCAACAAGACTGAGTTATCAATTGCATCATGGTTACGCTTCATTACCGCAATCTGAGCAATCATCATCTTTTCTTGATCAGATAATTGCTGACCACCAGTAGAAATAATGCCTGCGGAACGTAAACGCTCCATCAATGCTTCATCAAAAGCATTTGCTGGCGATACCATATTTTTCGGTTTGTAATATGCAGGCTGCACAAATTCAACTTTAGCAGCACGTTTAGTATCAAAAGGCTTACCTGGTTGATGTGAGGCTACCAATGGCGCTAAATCGTGCACCGTATTGATTTCAGCAAGTGGCACTTCGTCACGGTCAAATGCAGGACGATTCGGAAAGAATTTATCTAAAAGCCAAGTATCCATCGGCTTGTAATTTGTGTGAATTAAAGCAAGCTCACCAACATCAAGCAATTCGAGTGGTGCGCCATTAACTGTAAATGACTGTGGCATGTTTAAAAGTCCTTATACTTTTGAGAATTCAATGTTATTGAGAGTCGCTTTAGCACGTGCGGCATCGTACTTTGCTGTAACTAGGTATTCACCAGAGAGTCGCACCGCTTCAATGCTAAACACGCCACCGAAGTAGATCGGCAGCTCCACACCATCAGCAGACATCTGTGTTGCTTCAGTTGCATTCACATCACGACCACAAATAACATTCCAAATTTTTTCATCTGCAGCTAGATCGACCACATTTGCGTCGGATAAAGTCAGTAAATCCCCAGCCTTATAGGCTTTTGCTGCAGTAACTTTGGCATTTGCCCGGCGAAGCTTTTCGACATCGAGAATGAATGGGCGTGTTTCTCGGGTCACGCTCCCCAAATACGTTTTATTGCTCATGTATTAAACCCCTTTCTTCTGTGCTGCAAATGCCTTAGCCCCTGCAGAGAATTGATGTTCTTGGCCTTGCTGACCGCCTTGCCCACCCTGACCACCTGTTGCTTGGTGAGTGAATAAATGCGCAAGATGTGGCACGACAGTATTGTTCTGCTGTTGTTGACCAGCTGGTGGCTGAGTACCTGCTGAGAATTGCGTTAATTGCTGGGACATGAATGTAAAGGTGGTGTCATCCATATTGGTATAAGACGTCTTTTCTTCTGCGCTAAACTGCTTATTTAAGGATGCCTCAAGCGCTTTAATGTCCTCTTCACGCTTATCAGCTTTGAACTTTTTAAGATCAGCTAAAGCATCATCACGCTCTTTTTCAGCTTGTTTCTGTGCGGCTTGCGCCTTTTCTAATTCGGTCACGTCTGTGTCCTTTGTAGGTTGATTTGTTGTACCGGGTTTTGCTGAGAATGCATTTACCGACGTTGTTCGATCCGCACCTGTTGAGCAGATTGTAAATTCACGGATACGGTTGTTTCGAAATACTGCGACTGGTCCTGTGAATGTCTGTCCATTTACGACAACGCTCACCCCTTGCCCCACCTCCTCTACAGAACCAGGATCAATGAACATGGACATTTGAAACGGATAGCCATCATCTGCGTCATCTACTACTTCGCGTGCTTTCGCATTGCGGAGAAAGTCACCAGTCACTGTGATGTTTTGATTGATACCGACTTCCTTCACTACACCGACTCGGCTTGTACTGAAGTGCTCTTCTAGTAAAGGTGTTGGGGTTGGGATCTCAATTCCTTCAAGGTCAAAAACAACGCCATTTCGCCCCCAAAACCAGTGTCCATCAACTCGACCACCACCATAAGCTGTGCCTTTAAAGGTTCGCTTCTTATCCCCTTCAACTTGTGGAACAATGTCCACGGCGGATAGTGAGAATAGGTACTTGCCTTGTTCTTCATTAAGTTCAGGCATTTTCATGCTCCATAAAAAACCGCCCATTAGGCGGCTTCAGTTAATTTTTACTCATGGTTTCTTTGGTGGTCGAGATAAAACGCAGCACATGGCTCGTACAAGATTATTCACTCTTGATGGGCTACCAATCACAACTACTTTTTTCTCGCAGCCACACGGCGAATAACCACTACCATTTCGACCATCCAAACCACGTCGACACGATTCACATTTTTCAGTCATTAATTCACCAATGCTTTAAGTGTGTAAATCATCTTGCCATTCAGCGCTTCAATCGAAACCACTTCAAACGACAATCCCATTGGCATTAATACGCCATGACCAGCATTCAACTCGTTTAGATCAATGCCTAGCCCTTTCGCATTCTCAATTTGCAACACCACATCGGATGCATTCTCTGCTATCAGTAATGGCGAATTCAATTGAATGGTTTGCCCAACCTCATAAGCCACTACATGCTGCAAGGTCACACCACCTGTCACGATTGAAGCAGAATTACTCGCCACGGCGTTTAAGGCTTGCATGTCCTGTCTGAGCCACTGCTTTAAAACATCGTCCGCTTTCGAGCTCACAGACGCATTTAGGTGGTTCGTGATTGCCGCATCATTACCCTGCACGTAATCCAAGAAAGTCTTAATCGCACTGGGTCTAATGGTTGGATCTAAAGGAATAACTTTATTGGCCACCGTGTTGAATAGATCTCTCGCTTTATCATCCATCGGGGCTAAAAGACTGGTGAGCTTTTTAGATGCAGTCCATTCGGCTTTAATCACTTCCTTTTGCTCTAGTAGATATTCCTTATCCAGTAAAGATTTAGAAATCTTCTGATCTACCAATGCCTCAAATTCTCCAAATTGCAAAGGATGTGAACTCCAGTCCAAAGCCTCTGCAACTTCGGGCAACTTGTCATCAGGTGTAATGCCGTATTTCAATGCTTGCTTCTCAGTCAAAGCAATAACGGTGCATCTGCAACGAAAACCTAACGGTGGGTAATGGGTTAGCCAAAATGGATGATCAATCGGCAGTACAATTCGATTCAATGCCAGATGTGCAGGACGTACGCGACTATCATTGATAGCCGAATACATCAGATACTGACGTTTGTCTTTATTTCGTTGCTGTTGCTGCCAACGTCCATGACCATATGCACTTTGGATATTGGTACGAAATACATTGTCCAGGTAATGCTTGGGTAGAATGATTTCCGATTCAGCTATGAGCTTTTGAAAATCGTTAAAGGTGCCACCTGATGCTAATGTTTTGTTGAGTGACTTAATCACCGACTCAACTTGCTCAAGACTAGACAAGAAGCTAACCGTAGTCGCCATCTGCCGTGTCTTAAGATCCATTGAGTAAAACTCATCAGGCAGCACCACTTTCTTACTATGCGCATACTGCAGCGCTTCAAGAAATGTGACTGGTTGCATAAGTTACTTTCCGCCCTGTGCTGTCACATACCCCAAAACATCTGCAGCATATAAAGCTTGATCCAAATTCGCTGCAAATTGCGACTTTGTTGCATCAGGTATCAATCGAGACAAATTGAACAGCAAAGCCTCTGGTGTCTCGGACTCAGCCGCTAACTGTTTAATTTGCTCATTGGTCAATAGCTCAAGATCATCTTGAGCATCTGTCAGTTCATCCAACTCTTGCTGCTCAGGTGACGGCTTTTGCACTGATGCCTTAAAGCTGAATGCTTGATGAGGTAGTGCTGAGAATTGCTTAAGCGGGATTTGAACAGGATCTGCAATATCCCCCTCCTCTAATCCATATTCACGCTGGAAGTATTGAGGGGTGAAATTTGCACCGGCATTCTTTAACTTTACATCTCGATCTGCCTTAGGGCCTTCTAGTGACTTTTCCTCACCAATAATGATTCGATGGCGTTCCCATCTATTTAAGTCACACAAAGCATTTAGAATTGCTTGAATGGTGGGCAGGATCATGCGGATATCAGCTTTATATTTGCTGTTTTGCACTTCCATATGCACATCACCCAATGCACGACTACCCGATTCATCCGTCCCACTGGTCAAGGTCTGTCCTAAGACAACCTTTTGAATCCGACGTTCTAAGTTCTTGTCGAATGTATCGTATGTCCCGCTTGCATTCCCCGAGTTGACACCTGATGCGGTAACTTCGATGGTATCTGATGCACTCACTGCCAAAACCCGGCTTGCATGCGCACGGAGTAATGCATCTCGCATGTCATCATTCTTACCAATTGATGACTTACCTACGAGCATAGGCATACCAAACTGCTCTACAAACTTAGCCCACATCTTGAAGCCGTTGTTCTTAAAGAACCAAACCCAATAAAGTCTGCTCAGTAAAGCCTCTCCATATGGGTTTTCATATGTAGGTTTGCAGCGCGTTAAGAAGTGCTTGAAATGCTGATTACACTCCTCATCAAGGCGAGACTTGCTGAAGTTCTGTAATAAGATTAAACGGCCGTCATTTTTAGGCTCATACCACTGCATTGGCTTTTCACCAATCCACTCAAGACCTATAAACGGGGTAATGGTATCCCCGTTCACGTGTAATGCATTCTCGTTATAAACAGCCTCTAATACTGAATAGCCATACCAACGCGCATTTTGAGCCGCAATGACGATATCAGACCACCATTCTCGCAAATGATCATTCAGAATCTGAGCTGCCGTTGTATCGGCTGGCTCCAATCGCCACGGCGCTGATTCAAGCTTATCTTGACGCTTTTCAACACACTGATAAATTTCATCGTCATACATCATGACTTTAAGGCGGTGACGGGTTATGCCTGCTTTGCGCAGTACTTCATCACCATCAGGCATCTTGGTCAGATAATTAATCAGCGCCAATTCAGCTTCATGTAAAAACAATCCACCAGATTCAGGCTTACTATCAGATTTAGACTTGTTTGGTTTCTTCTTGGCCATAAATTTACCTATGCAGCTGGAGGGCTGTAATTTGCGATCAGAACTGCCTCTTCAATGGCATCAATTAAGGTATCAACCTGGTCATCATGATCGTGTGTCATCTGTGCTGTGAAGGCCTCACACTCATCTAAAAATTCCTGCTTCCAGATGGCTTCACGTGGCAACATCACAAATCGATTTTGATTCTCTGGGTAGACTTCAAAGTTGTTCTCAATATGTGGTGCAACATCCATAAAGCGTGTGAGCTTATCTTTCTCACGCTGTACGGGAATGATTGGGATACCGCCATACTTCTGCCAACCTTGGACCAGTTGGGTACCATGAGCCTTGTCTTCAACTTTCATGTATCGAATAGGCTTGGTTCTCCAGTCATAAGCTTTATGCTTATCAATGAATTGTTTGGCCATTTCATTCATTTTTGGCGCTTCCCATTTCCCGCGCAAAATATCAATGACATATAGCTTCCCATCTACCCCCATTCCTACAAGTGTGAATACAGTAAAGTCGTTTTGCTCTTTGATCTTTTGGGCAGTATCAACGAAGACAGCACGCCACAATAGTTCTGGTAATTCGTGATATTCACCAAACCATTCAGCCTTGATCAGATCACCGCCGAGCTTTTTAGGCTCCTGCTGATACTGGCTGCTAAATGTGTAACGCGAAACCGTAGCACCGTCTTTGTCCTGTCCACCTTTCTCTAACTGCAGCAATGACTGCAATGATTCCTTCAGTGGCCAATAGCTTTGACGGCCCTTTTCATCACGCTCAACATCTAATGGCACTTTCTTGCGAATGTGCTCAGGTAGACGTTTGATGTAATCGTCATCAATCAATGCCGGTATAGAGATTTGATGCCATTTACCTGGGACGTTGCCCGTCATCACAAAGTTAGTCGGATCCTCAACGTGTAAGCGCTGCATGATCAAAATAATTGGTGTTGATGACTTAGCCTTACGAGAGTTGACCGTGTTTAAGATTTTACGATTAGCTTTGTTACGTGCCGTCTTACTGAATGCATCCTCAGGCTTAAGCGGATCGTCTAGGATAATTGCACCTGTTAACCCATTATCAGCCAATGTACCTGCACGGCGGCCCGTAACCTGACCACCCATCGAAGCAGAATAAACATGCCCTGCTTCATAGCCATCTACAGTCGTTTTCCAACTGGCCTTAGCATCGGTATTGGTTGAGATCTTCACTGGCCATAAGCCCTGAAAATCAGCCGATTTAACGATGTTTCGTGCTGTAGATGACACATCCTCTACAAGTGATTGCGAGAATGACAGATATAAGAATCTTGAACGCTGGTTCCGTGCGATACCGCGCGGGATCAAGTTGGTCAGCAGCTCAGTTTTACCCGAACCAGGAGGGACGTTAATTACGAGGTTTTCAATCCGTCCAGCAATAACTTCGTCAATCGCCCAAGCCATATATTCATGGTGCCAATTGACCGAGAACTTAAAACCCATACGAGGCTTAAAGAATGCACGTGTAAAAAACAGGTGTTCATCTTCACACTTCATGCGCTTTGCTTTGAGTTTTACAGGATCAATATTCACTCTCGAGTTCATTTATTGCCTGCCTTATCTGCTCATCAGTAGCGGTCACAGGAGTGACGTTTTCACTCTGCAATGGGCCACCACCAGCGCCTGTAATTTCTTGCTTATTGGTATATTTACCACCCATATCTTCGGCAGCCTGTTTAAGAATGCTTGTAGCAGCTACTCGGTTTTTACTGTATTTCTGAAACAGATTTTCATAGCGCTGCATGCGTACCGCTAAATTAGCAATAGGTATTGCCTCAGGTTTTCCCAAAAACATTCCACGAGTCTTTTCAAAATCTACTCTCAATTCTTCGCTTAAGTTCTCACCTGCCCGTTTAGTTGGGTCGTATTTCTCACACTGCTGTTTAGTAACTTTTATCCCGTATTCTTGGTTGACGAGCTCAGCAGTTTCTGTGGGTGTATTAAATACGGCAAGTGAGCGAACTATAAAGAGTTTTACCTCTTTTTTTAGAGCCGCCATATCCTCAATCCTGTCAACCTACGTCAACCTAAATAGCCAAAAAAAAGAACCCCAAGGCTCAATTAATCACACAATTCCCACAACACGCAGATACATTAAATTTAGACACAAACGGCGCAGTCTTGGTGATTTCGACTAAGCGCTTAACATTCTCACTTGCACCCCAGCGTTTGACCACACCATAGAACTCTTCAACGTCATGGCCAGCTAAGTAATGCTTTGGTAAGCCTGTATTGTCGCTGTAAATAATTTCGTCGTCTTGATCACGTTCTACGCCAATGTGATAAAGCTCATGCTCGATCAATGCACAAAAATCATGATCTGAAGCTTGCTCACAGAATGAGGCATCAATGGTGATGAGATAAACAGGGACACAACCAAACCAGTCACGCATCTGCTGTTCTTGTCGGGCTTTCTTCCATCCACCTTGGTTAAACATCACTTTTTCACATTGGCCCAATACCATGCGCTTTTTAGCCATACATGCAGTTGATGCCCAAGCAAATGCTAAGAAGGATTCATCATCGTGTAGTAGCTCGGCAATATGGTCATGATCTGGATTGTGGAGCTGGCCACCAATAGTTAGAAAGTTTTTAATCACCCATTCTTTTAATTCCACGGCGGGCGCAAGGCGAATTGCTTCTTCTTCCTCAGCCTGATCAATTAGATCTGTCGGTGGGAATGGTCTGATACGTTCCATCTTCTAATCTCTCTAACTGACCCTTAATCCAGCGAATCACACTACCCGATTCAATCGCATGTGGCTCAAAACGCTCAATCTTGTAACGCATATCTTCAGCCAGATCATACTTATTAAATTCGTTTGCCACTTTACGACCACCACGCCCGACGGCCCAAGGACTACCCGCTATTTCAATCAGAAGTCTCAACTTCACAATATAAAAATCGAATCGCCAATTTTTAGTGGATTCAAATTGAAATTTACGCTCATAGCCAATCAAGTGTTCTTCTAATTCTTGAAATAAGGTTTCTTCAGCTTCTAAGTATTTTTCTTTTGCTTTAGGAAGAGGTTTAGAGCGTGGTTTCGTTTTAGGTGGGCGCTTTTTGGTTTTCCAGAAATAGTCGTCTGCGTTCATAATTTGCGCCCATTAAAAAACCACCCGAAGGTGGTTCGCTTAAAACAACACCGACATTTGCCCAAACTCATAAATCGTTAATGCAAGGACAAAGGCCGAAACCGAGATTACAAGCACATCTTGTGAAGCCATACTTTTCTCCCTTTATTGTTCTTCTTTCATACTCTCACAATTGAAATAATTATCAACACCGAAAGAATACATTTCTCACAATTTACAGTGATAGACATGTAAGAAATTATACCAAGAAAGCGTAGTTGCTAAATAAGTGTCTAAGTGCTTAAAAATTTACGCAGTTGCTTTTGTCTTCTGGTAAGTCCAAGCACCTCTTTTCGATTAATAATTTCATCTTCAGTGAAAGGTAGGTGCTCCTTAAGGTCATCAATCAACATAGAACTATTTTCAATTAAGAAACAGTCTTGTTCTGTTGTCCAATTTGAGGTTATGTGCGCAGATTTTTTACGATGTCTTTTCATAAGATGAAATTATACACATGCTCCGGAAGGCGAAAAAGTAGCATCAATTGCTCTAGCTTTTAACTTCCTTCAAGCATTCTCGGCAGACCTTAATTTCTTCATGGTTAATTGTATAATCGATCTCAATTGCACCATGAAGGCCAAATAAACACATTAACAATCGGAGCATTACTTTTCTCCATGCAAAAAAAATCCCACCTCAGCAGTAGATTGATGTGGGCTTAAACTAAGGACCTTGGAAGGTCATTCAGAAACTACAGCTGTTTCTAGCAGCAATCATGCATACTTATTCGTGAATTTTTTGTGAAAAAATGAATTAAGAATAAATCAATATTTTATGAATTAACTTTAATTGAAATCTGAGTGGCGACATTCAATACAAACCACTAGGAATAAAGAAACCGCCATACGAGCCCCGATATTGCTTACACAAAAAAACATTTCTCGGAGCATTAAAAATGCTCACATTTCTGTGAGCATTTGTTGTAATTCTCGTCTTTCCGAGTGTCAATCGATTTACCTAGTTAGATGATCTATAACAACATCTAACCTAATCAAAAAATTACTCGATATTTGCTATTCAATCAATCAATTTATTTCGTATATTTTTGATAAATATCACGTTTAATTCACAAAGGGTATGATGTTTGATTGAATTATTTGAGTTTACCTAAGACATAAAAAAAGCCCACATTATGAGTGTTAATATGGGCTCCCTTATCATTTGCGCTGATTTGGGTAAATGTGTCGCTATATAACAACGGAAAAAGAATAAATTGATTTAATAAAAATGCTAATTTATTTTCATTATATGTATTTAAAATACATTTTAAGAAATTATAACGATAGGAAAGCCCTCTCCGCGGGGCCAAACGCTACTCACAATCACATCAACCTTACATGCACGGTCAACTTCACTTGCTTTCATTCTCATTAAGGTCGGGTTGCCAAGCCCTAGCTGGAATTGCCTAAAATAACTAGGCGTTTACTCAAGGCATGTTCTGTAAGCCGGCACACTCACAGGATATGATTGCCATATTTCAGGCAACAAAAAAGCCCGATTATTTGACAGGGCTTCGATGTATGTAAATATCTGGGTGGCGGCATTAAAATTTAAACCACTACGATTAAAGTTAAGCCGCCATAAAAAAAGCCTAATCCACGGGGACTAGGCTATAAACTTTGAATCTTTTTCGTTGGTAGCGGGAGCTGGATTTGAACCAACGACCTTCGGGTTATGAGCCCGACGAGCTACCAGACTGCTCCATCCCGCATCAACGAGTTAGCTTTATACGCCCTAAGCACCCACAAAGCAAACTTTATTTGAAATATAAGTACTTATAGTATTAACGACATTCAAAATATCTAAAGCCTACCCTAAAATTGCTTCAGTTATAAATGCTGGATGAGATGCTCGATAGAGGCTCAATCTTCTCTTTTCACCCTCTAAAAACAACTTGGGTTCTTCCGACCATATTGATTTTCTCGAATCAAGCCCGGATAGACCTACTGCCCAATCAGAAACAGCCCCATAAACAAAAGTATTATCAGCGAAAATTAATTTGGTCTTGTTATGTGTACTATTTATAAGAACTTTATGTGTTGGTAATGAACCGAATATACTTATCTGAGTGTAAATGTATTTATAGATTTCAGGCATATAGAGGAGCACTTAAAAGAGAGTGTCACTATACCATCTTAGTTGTTTAAAAAGCCCATCAAAACCCATGCAGCAATAAAAAAGCCCTACATCTCTGTAAGGCTTTCCCCCTTGGTCATGTGCGCTGATACAAGGAATCGTTGTTTTTATTTACAACAAAATAATTAAATCATTAATTGCATAAAAAATGAAGCAAAAAAAACCTGCAACTTGGGGAAGGTGCAGGATAAAACTGATATTAACTATCATGGAGAACTTAATACCAAGTAATATACTTGGTTTATATTGAGATCTCATTCACATTTTATTCCAAATTATCTAGCAACAAAAAAAGCCCATCAAATGATGAGCTTTTTACGGTAATTAAGTGAATTTCCATATGTACGTCCACTATAAATGAAATATGCCATACCCCGTGCGCACACTCAAGCGGTTTTTTCAAAAGTTTCAAATACAAAATGCGGGT